AAAAGGGATCTACTCACATACGACCCGTCACTGTTAGCCACAGTGAACTTTAGTATGTGGATTTTGATGCAGAACTACTCAAGATCTGGATCGGCACTAGTAGAGCTGGCTAGCTCTATACGTCTAGTGTTTAAGTACGCTTTCGCCCACATTGTATATTTATTAACAATCTGTGCGGCAGCTATCTGAAGAATCACATGGTTTCTTCTACTAAAGCCCTTCTCGGGATCAATCCCGATTTGCACGACCTTGTTGAAGACTATGTCTTCATCTTTGTCGTAGTAGGCGCTTCTGAGTTTATCAAACTCATCTTGCATAGAGTTAATCTCTGCAAGTGAAGCTTCTACAGGCGGAAGAGCCATAAGTAGTGATTGGGGATCCATACCTGGAGGCAATACACAAGCAAGGCTGTTAAGGCCTTGAGAAAATGTAACAATTTTCTTGTGCGCCTCCTTTATCGCAATTTCTAAAGAGGATGTTTTCACCTCGGCTAACGTCTGCATTACGAAAGTATGCAGCACTTCACCCGAAACGTTACATCCCAGACCTGAGGAAGCGAAGAGCGTTTCTACAAAGAACCGCACTTTTACCTCCCTTTCGTCTTGCTTATCGCTTTGACGTGGTAAGTTTAGATATTTCTTGATCTTGAACTCTTGACGTCTCCGTAACTGGAGAGTGTTGAGAAGATCAGCGATACCCCCGGTCTCTAGACAGTGAGGTTCCATTTCACACCTTTGGGCTGCAGAATGCAGCTCTTCGGCGATAAGGTACCATTTATCGGCTTTTAAACCTTTATATGGTATACCTGAAACCTCAACCCCGTCTCGTACCCATCTCTTAGCAAATTCAAACATGTTATCACTAACATGTGATTTTGCGTTCGAGATGTCTACCCCTAGGTCTTTAATGATGTTTCTATATTCCATAGCAACATCATTATCGGCGATGACTACGTCATCTCCTAGTAGCGCATACTGACACCATCTGATCTGTTTACCGGCTCGCCTTGCGGCTAGCCTAACAGTAAGATGATGGCAGAGAGTAAATACAGCCCAAGAGCTATAAGCTCCCATTGGCTGACCGGCACCGTATATTACGGTCCTGTTACTTTCCCAAGGTACCTCAAAAGGGTACTTTGTAAGTATATTTGCCCATGCTTGCGCTTTGTCTGCACCAATAAGGTGTTGTAAAATACCTTGTTGGAGACTGATCGGAAATCGATCAGTTGCAGCAGATAGATCAAGGGAATGGTATGGTCCTGTAGTAGGAAGAGTACTAAAGAACGAAGTCTGGTCATAAGTTCTATCCCCTTTTATTCGGGGTAGTAGCTCAAATATCTCTTTATGAAGAGGTATTAAAGCAGCTTGCGACCAATAGTCTAGGATGGCGATGATTCGCGATTTTCCTTCAGGAGCTGGAACAACCGATAATTTTCGGATGCTTCCGCCTGGTCGGATATCATACTTATCATTCCATTCTTTTCTATCGTACTTACGCAGGAGCTCTATTCTTTCTTTTAATAGAGTTCCGCCTAGAACACCTATTGACTCTAAAAGGTCATTAGGTATGTTATAGGCGTCTTGCAGTGATGTCATCATTGCTTGACCTGTAGGTCCTGACTTCGTTGAATAGTGAGATACAGACCAATCCGGTACTTCTATACCAAGACCCATATCGTCTATTAAGTCGATATAGTCTTGAAGAAGTGCCGGGTTTACCCTTACTCCCGGATCTTCAATTAATTGAAGATCAGGTTTTAAAGGTGGACAATCCATCGACCTTGTTATCGATAATAAGGTGAGTGCTAACTGCACGTCCTTTGGATTGCCGGTATCGAGTAATCTCTGAAGTTTACCTAATTTCTTTGGTAAACCTTTTGAGTTTAGCCCGATTGATGGGTGAGCAGGGTCCAAAAGAGCCTGCCCACATAAGTATCGAGTTGTATGAAGTCTCATAGCCTTAATAATAAGGACTGTGTTACTTACACCTCTCGATCTAACCCATAACTGTACCTTATCTAACCACCATGTGATTATTTCAGCATGAGCCCCTTTCGGGTTTCTCAATAAGTACTGATCGATCCAGTTAGTAACTGCATCGTATGGAAAATTGAGTGCAAAATTTGAAAATTTTGTATTGTTGTTTGTAATCATATCTTTCTGTATTCTTCCGTCTTACTCGCAAAGAGCTTTCAGAATCTTTTCAGTGGTCTGGGGGATTAGCCCTCCTCCGCCCTGCAAGGGTTCTCAATCCTTGATGCGTTTAAGCTACAGGGTTTCCTAGTTCTCTTTGCTGAGAATTAGTAAGCACGAGGTTGCGCTTTCGCTGAGCTCATACGAGTCCTCAGGTGCAATGGACCAACCTAGGTTTGGCCACCTAGACACTGTCTAA